TGCATTTAGAAGACAACATTGAAGATATAGATGAATTAAAAGTAGCTTTTGACAGGTTATTTGGTACAGAAAAGCTCTTTCTTTATGATCATTTTGGAAGTCTTGACCCAGATAGATTAATAGAACAAATTCAATACATGGCTACAGCTGAAGGTGTTGATGTAGTTATCTTGGATCATCTAACAATTGTGATCAGTGGTTTAGCTGATGTAGATGAGAGAAGAGCTATTGATATTACTTGTACAAAACTTAGACAAGTTGTTGAAAGTACTGGTGTTGCTTTAATTCTTGTCAGTCATTTAAGAAGACCACAAGGGGTATCGCATGAACAAGGACAACAAGTAAGTACATCTGATTTAAAAGGTAGTTCTTCAATTCTTCAGTTAAGTGACTTGTGTATCTCTGCTGAAAGAAACCAACAAGGAGACCCTAGTGAAAGGTCAGAACTACAGCTAAGAGTTTTAAAAAATAGACATACTGGTATGACTGGCCCAGTCGATAAGCTTTTGTATGACCAAAATACTGGCCGTCTTTCGATTCCTATGTCCACTTATTTTGGTGCTTAACCATGACCTTATTAATTGATGCTGACTGGTTAATTTATTCTTCCTGTTGCAGCTGTGAACAAGATGTTAAATGGGATGAAAACTTACATACCCTTCACTGTGATGAAAGAGACATCCATGAAATGATTGATGGAAGAGTTGAGTATTACCAGAAAATTGCAGATGATGATGATGAAGTAGTGATGTGTTTCACTCAGTATCCAACCTTTAGACACACAATCTTTCCTGAATACAAAGCTAATAGAAAAAATAAACGTAAACCTTTAGCTTTTCATGCTGTTATTGAACAAATTAATCAGAGATATAAGTCAGCTAGTTATACAGGGTTAGAAGGTGATGATGTTATGGCTTTATTAGCTACATCTAAACAATATCCCAATCCAGTTATTGTTTCTCCTGATAAAGATATGAGAACTGTTCCCTGTACTCTCCTTGCTAATGATGACATGGAATTAATTACGAAGAAAAAAGCTGATAGACACTGGATGATTCAATCTTTAACAGGAGATACAACTGATAATTACAAAGGTATTCCTGGTTGTGGTCCTGTTACAGCTGAAAAGATTCTTGGTGATGCTAAAACTCTTACGGATATGTGGGACAAAGTAGTAGCTGCATATGAAAAGAAAAAACAAACCTTTGCTGATGCTGTTCTTACAGCTCAACTAGCTCGCATCCTCCGTAAAGGAGACTATGACTTTAAAACTCAAGAGGTAACACTATGGACTCCATAAATCCTGACTATTACAAAGGTTATGCAATACAACCTATTGATTACATCATCAAAAATAACTTAGGTTTTTGTGAAGGGAATGTTGTTAAATATATTTCTCGCTGGAATAAGAAAGGAGGAGCAGAAGATTTAAGAAAAGCTATTCGTTATATAGAAATTCTTTTAGATAATGAAACCAATTAACATGTCTGTTATACTCTCTTACTCAAAGTGACCTACAATAATTCTGACAACCTTCCTTTTCCTGTTTTATCTGATGAGTTAATTAAAGCTCTTGATAGTCATTTCCCTCAACGTCATCCAGATTTATCTTTTACAGATAGAGAAGTTTGGTTTAAGGCTGGCCAAAGAGCTGTAGTTGATTACATTATTGAACAACAGAAAAGACAAAAGGAGACCATGCTAACTGACAACATTCTGGAGAATTAATCTGATGTGCCTACTTCCTCCTAAGCCACCTGAATTACCTCCAACTCCTCCAACTCCACCAAAACCAGAAAAGACAGCTAAGGCTCCTACCATTGGTAGAAAAAGAAAGTCTGTTGCTAAAACTGGTTTGGGTATGAGTAAAAGATCAACTAAAAGAACTGGTACATCATCTTTAAGAATCCCAAAAGTTAATTCTGGTAGAAATCTCAACTATTAACTATGGCTAATGCATTAGGTGAAACAGCAGTTGCAAGATTTGAGCAACTTAATGGTGATCGTTCTCCTTTTTTAAGAAGAGGACAAGATGCATCTAAGTTAACTCTTCCTGCATTAATACCAGAAACTACAACTGGTAATGCTGCAAAGTTAAAAACTCCTTTTCAAGCTGTTGGTGCTAGAGGTGTTAATTCGTTAGCTTCTAAATTATTAATAGCTTTACTTCCTCCTTCTACTCCTTTCTTCAAACTTAGTATTGATAGTCTGGAATTAATGAAGGAAGGACAAGAAGGATTAGAAACAGAAATAGATAAAGGGTTAAGAGTAATTGAGTCAGCTTTGATGAATGAGATAGAAATATCAAATGACAGAGTTGCAATGTTTGAAGCTCTTAAGCATTTAATAGTTGGTGGTAACGTCCTTCTCTACTTAACTGACAATGGATTAAAGGTCTTTCATCTAAATAGATATGTTTGTAAGCGTGATGATATAGGAAATATTTTAGAGATCATTACTAAAGAAACTGTTCATCCTCAAGCATTACCAGAAGACTTCTTGGAGATGATCAAGAAGAAAGAAAACTATGATGCAGAAGACTTTGATGAAGACTTAGACATCTACACGCATATCAAAAGATATGGTGATGAGTTCAAATGGTTCCAAGAATGTAAAGGAGAGAAGATTCCTGGTACAGATGGTAATTCTAAAGTTGATACCTCACCTTGGATCTGTTTGAGATGGACAAGGATTGATGGTGAAGATTATGGAAGAGGTTATGTCGAAGAATATCAAGGAGATTTAATTAGTCTTGAAGCTTTAATGCAAGCCATCATTGAAGGCGCTGCTGCTAGTGCTAAGACAATATTCCTTGTTAATCCTAATGGTGTTACCAGAGCTGCAACTTTAGCCAAAGCTCCTAATGGTGCTATTCGTGAAGGTTCTGCTCAAGATGTTTCTGTTCTTCAAGTTAATAAAGGAGCTGACTTCCAAGTCTCTTTCTCTGCTATACAGCGTATTGAGTCAAGACTTGAATATGCCTTCCTTATGTCTAGGTCAATTCAAAGAGATGCTGAAAGAGTAACAGCAGCTGAAGTATCAATAATGGCTAATGAATTAGAAAATAGTCTTGGTGGCATTTATTCAATACTGACTCAAGAGTTTCAGCTTCCTTACTTAAAAAGAAGGATGCACATGTTAGTCAGATCAGGTAAAGCTCCTAAGCTTCCAGAGAAGATAGTTAAGCCTAAGATTGTTACTGGTCTACAAGGATTAGGTAGAGGAAATGATAGAGCTAAGTTAGTAGAGTTTATTGGTACTGTCTCTCAAGCATTAGGACCAGATGTGATGAGAATGTATATGAATGTAGATGAGGCAATTAAACGTTTAGCTAATAGCATTGGTATTGATACAGCCAATCTTGTTAAGTCTCAAGAACAGATACAACAAGAAATGCAAGCACAACAACAGCAGCAACTTATTCAACATCTTGGGCCTGCTGCTTTGGGGTCTCCTTTAATGGATCCTCAGAAAAACGCTCAAGCTCAACAACTCACAGAGGAAACTAATGCCAACCAAGAAACAGGCTGAACCAACTCCTAGTCTTCAGATTAAAGAAGAAGACATAGCTTCTATCTACGAAGAAAAGACTAAAGAAGTTATTGCAACAAAGAAAAAGCCTGCAGTTAAGCTAAAGGCAAATGAAAAAGTTACTAAAAACGGTAACACCATCACTACTTCATAAAGGAGATTACAAATGGCCCAATCACAAGTTGCAGTATCAGAAACTCCTCCAATGACTAAGGAGGATTTAGCTAATTTAGAAAAAGATGAAAATGGTTTAATTCTTGGTAAGTTTAAATCAGTAGAAGATCTTGCTAATTCTTATAAAGAACTACAAGGTAAGTTAGGTCAATCAACTAATGAAGAACCTGCTGCTGAATCAACTACTGAATCGAATCAAGAAGAGACTAAAACAGATGATACACCTAAACCCGAAACTGACTTTAATGCTGCTGAACTTTATGGTGAAGGTTTAGCTAATACTCTTCAAGAAGCTGGTATAGATGCACAAGATATTGCAACTAGATTCCAAGAGTCTGGTGAAATATCAGAAGATGACTATTCCAAATTAAAAGATGTTGGTTTTTCTAAAGGTGTAATTGATTCTTATCTTGCTGGTATTAAAGCTCAATCTACTAATGCTGTTGAAATAGCTGATAGTCAAATTAAAGCTATTCAAGATTCAGTAGGTGGAGCAGAACAATATGGAAAACTAACAGCTTGGGCTGTAGAAAATCTTCCTTCTGATCAAGTAGAAGCTTTTAATGCTTTAACTGAAACAGGTAATGCAGCCTCTATTCAACTTGCCGTTAACGGTATTCAATCTCAATACAACAATGCTATGGGTAAAGAACCTTCTCTAGTTACAGGTAAAGCTGGACAAAGTGCTGTCACTCCATACAGATCAACAGCTGAAGTAGTAACAGCTATGAAAGATGCTAGATATGGAAAGGATGTTTCTTATACAGAGAATGTTCAAAGACGATTAGCAGATTCAAATGTATTTAACGTAAAAGGTTAGTGGTGTTGGCAAAACTAAATAACTGTTATTATTAAATTACTTCTAGGTTTTCTAAATATTAAGTTGCCCCTTG